CGGTCGTGGAGCGGCGAGAAGCGGCCTTGGTCTTGGAGGAGGCGGCTTGGCGGGTCTTTGGCTTGGTGACGACCTCGCGCGGCAGCCGCGACGGCTCCGCGTCCTTGACGAGGGTGAGCGAGTCCCCGATGCGGGGGTCGTTCTCGTCGACGTCGTACTCGTACTGCGTGTCGTTGTCGGTGACGCGGACGAACATCAGGGGCTTCCTTTCCAGGGCATGGGGACGCACCCCTACCGGCGGCAGGGGTCGGGAGTTTCGGGTCAGGCGGGGTCGGAGACGAACCGCCACACGTCGACTTGGTCGAGGTACTTGGCGCCGGCCACCTCGACGTCGGTCGGCGGGCGGGACGAGTAGTGCCGGATGGGACCGTTGACCCAGCCCGGCACGGTCGGATGGACGTCCAACAACCGCGCCCGCACCAGGTCCGCAACTCGACGTGCTGCGGTCGCGTTGGCGCCCACCGCATGCGTGTAGCCCCACACCGGCTTAGTGGTCGCGTCGCCGTGGAGCCGGTCCGAGGCGTCCTCCGACGTCACGTACAGCACCACATACGGCGGGGTGGCGCCGTCGGGAGCCGGCCCGTCGTACACGGTCAGGTCCGGGTCGGAGAGCAGCAATCCAAGCAGCGCCTGGGCGTGCGGGTCGCTCACAGCAGCCGCGCGGCCAGAGCAGCCGCCGCCTGCTCGAACCGGGGGGCCTCAGCCTCAGCGGCCGGCAACCCGCCTGGGGCGGGCGCGTTGTGCACCGACCCGAACTCGAGCAGGTTCCCCAGCGCCCCCTGCGGGCGGTCCTTGTCGGGGCCTACCTCGGCGCTGATGACGCCGAGCGGGCCCGTGAGGATGTCGTAGGTGACCGCCTCGTCCACCATCGGGGCGTGCGCCAGGCCGGACCAGCGTTGCGCCCAGTCCGTCTTCACGTTCAGCGCGCCCTTGCTGACCACCGCCACCGCAGCAGGTGCCACCTTGGCGGGGATGCGCCCGAGGTCCACGGCGAGTGCACGCAACTGGGAGGTGTCGACTGAGGCGGTCAAGACGTTCCCTCCTCAAGTGGGAACCGGCGGGCGGTGGCGTGTGTCTTCACGAACTCCTGCGCGACCCGCATGACCCGGCCGACCAGTTCCGGGTCGACCGAAGTCAGGCACACCACCTCGTGGTTGGTCCTCACCCCCGTCACCGAAACCGGCACCTGCAACTCCAGCCGCAGCACATCGACGGTCTGCTCGCCAGCGCGGGCGGACTCGCCGGTCAGGCCGCGAGCCTGGAACCGGCACCTGCCCTCGTACACCGTCACGTAGGTCGGGGTGACCCGTCCGGCGGCGTCCGTGGTCTCACCAGTGCGCTTGCGGATGCGGCAGGTGTCGGTCATCAGGGATTCGGCCATCGCCCGTCCCCGGGCCAGCCGAGCGGCGAGGCGTTCCGGCAGCCCCTGGACCGTCATCAGGCGTACTTGACGGAGCCGGACCACCCGCCGGCGCCGACGCCGACAGACTGCAGCCGGCGGAGTTCGGCGGCGGTGAAGTAGATGTCCTCGGTCGGATCGGCGCGTTTCCACGACTCGGTGTAGTCGTCGATCCCGCCGGACTCGGACTGCACACCTTCGGGGTTGCGCAGGACCCGCCGAGCCGCCGCGGTGACCACATCGGCGACTGTCAGCGGATCCAAGTCGCCCGAGGAGATCCGGTGGACCAGCGCCCGGTCCTCACGCTGGAGTGCCCGCCACGCTGCGTCAAGCCAGTACAACTGCACGGTCGACGAGGCTGCGCCGGTGTAGCCGATGATCGGCAGCGTGGCGGGGTTCTCCATGGGGGTCAGGCCTTGTCGTGGGCCTCAAGCGCGGACACGAGGTCGGCCTTGAGGACGTTGCCGTCCTTGCCGGTGCCCTCCACTTCGAGACCTCGCCTGTCGGCCTCGGCCTTGAGCGCGTCGGCGTTCTGGTCGGCGTAGCCGCCGCCTGACCCGCTGCCGCTGTCCCAGAACTTGTCCGGGATGCCGGCGGCGACGTCAGCCTCGGGCGTGCCCACGGGATAGTTGCGACCGCCTGTTGTGACGGTCGTGTTCAGGACGCGGCTCATGCGATCAGCCCGGAGAGGATCGTGATGTCCTCGTTGTCCTGGATCACCGGCAGGCCGACTGCGGCGCCCTTGACAGCACGCTGGACCGGGTTGTCCTGCCCGAGCGTGATGATCGTCAGGCCGGGCGCCTCGGGCGCGGCCAGGACGCGGTTCTGCACCTGCTGCACCGACTCCTGGGTCACGCCCAGCTCCGTGCGTCCGATCGGCTCCGCACCCGGCAGGAAGGTCAGGTGCCCCTCCGGGTAGATCCGGGTCCGGGTGCCGTCCTCCGCCCGTAGGGTGCGGTCGTTGGTCGTGACACCCGGCAATCCGCGATCCGTGAAATAGGCGTTGAGCGAAATCTGCCCGACCGGCTGCTGCGGGAAGATCTGCTGGAGACCGCGAAGGAACAGTCGGTTGACCTTCGCCGTGGTCAGCGCCAGACCCGAGGGGGAGCCGCTGCCGTCGTGGTGGGCGTCGTGGGCGGCCTCGACGTCGGCGAACATGGCGGTGGCCCCAGCGGTGGTGCTGGGGTCCCAGGGGGCGGCAACCGTGATCTTTCGCTCCGCCGGCACATCGAAGTCGACCTCGTGCACGGTGCCGTCCTCGGCGGCCAACGACACGATGCCGGTGGAGAGCGCCTGTCCGCGCATCAGCTCGAACGTGTTGTCCGCGGTGACCGCCACCAGGCCCGCAGCCGCGTTGACCCACGGCTGCCAGTCCACCTGCTGCCCGGCGAGCTGCTGGGCAAGGATGAACTCCATGTTCAGGTCGGTCTCGGACAGGTCCACAATCGGAGTCACGGCGGGCAGTTCGCCCCGGACGTCGACGACGCCGGGGCGCCGGATCGGCGTCGCGGGGGCGTCGAACGCGCGGATCGGCACCGTCTGGTCGACGCGCTTGCGCCGGCCCAGCCGGTAGGTGATCGCCTGCACCGGAACGTTGGGCAGAAAGCGGGCGAGCGTGTTTCGGGCGTCACGGAGTTCGCGGGCCGCGAGGATCACCGGCCGCAGGTCGGGAACCAAGTCCATCATCTGCATGTCAGGTTCTCCTCGCTCAGTTGATGTACGCGACGGCGGTCAGGTCCGCCTCCGCGCTGATGTCGTGGTTGCCAGCGGGCAAGAAGCGGCGGTCGACCGTGCCGGCGTGCACGACGGCGACTAGATGCCGCTCGCCTGGCCTGATCAGCAGGGCGTTGCGCAGGTGCCCGTCGGAAGTGCCCAAACCGGCAGGGATGTCGGTGGCCGCGCCACCGGCAGTGGTGGTCGCAACGGTCACGCCCGGCGTGGATCCACCGGTCAGTGATGCCGTCGCGGTCATCTCCGCGACGTCGGTGTTGGCGAGGTCGCCGACGAACCGGACGGTGTACGGGCCACCATTGGAGCCTGCAACTTCGACGTTCCCGGTTCCGATGTTCGACAGCGCCACTAGGGCGGCCTGCACAGTCGACGCTGAGGCGTTGTGCGCGATCGCGCCGGTGGTCTGCCCGGTGAAAGTCAGGGTGAACGAACCCCCAGTAGGGGACCCGGTGACGGTGACCGTCTGCACCTCGTCGGTGGTGCCGTTGTACGGGCCGCCAAGGCCGGTCGCGGTGACCTTGCCGATGTGGGAGCCGGACTTCACCAGGATGCCAGCGGCGTCCGAGGTGAAGAGGCTCCCGTCAAGAGTTACGCCGTGGGTTTCAGCTCGCAGAGCGTCTCGAAGCCACCGGCTGTCGCCGGTGTCGTAGCTGGTGCGCTTGGGCGCGAAGTTGGACACGTCGTTCTCCTTCTGGTGGGTGTCCTGATGGGTCCGGTTGGGGCCTCGCGCCTACGCCGGAGGATGGTGGTGGATCAGGTGGTGCCGTTGACCGCACCAGGCGGTCGCACGCCAGTCGCGCGCTGCATGTCCGCGAGCACGGCCTTGACCTTCTCGCCGTCCGTGGCTCCTGCGGGGGCACCGCCGCCAATACCGTCGGGCGCCCGTCGTTCGGCGGACTTGGC